CCGCGAAAGATTTCGTGCCGCAGCTAGTCGCGCTCGACGTAGACACCATCCACCTGCGGATTAACAGCCCTGGCGGTGACGTGTTTGATGCCCGGGCCATGGCCATGGCGATTCGTCAGCACCCCGCCAAGGTTGTTGCGCATATCGACGGCCAGGCTGTTTCGGCAGCCACTTACGTTGCCCTTGCGGCGGACGAAGTGGAAATTGCCGATGGTGGGTTTTTCATGATCCACAACGCCTGGACAGTCCAGATGGGCAACGCCTCGGACTTCAGAGCTCAGGCCGACCTGCTCGATAAAGTCGACGCCAGTATCAGCGCAGATTACGAACGCAAAACGGGCAAGTCTGCCAAAGAAGTGCTCGCCATGATGGCGGCAACGACCTGGATGACGGCGGCAGAGGCGCTTGCTGCTGGGTTTGTTGACCGACTGGCTGAAGGCAAGACCGCCACACAGAATCACTGGAATCTGGCTGCTTACGGCAATGCGCCCAAGGCGTTAACAGATCGACCGGAACCGACAGTGGATCGCGAAGCCCTGGAGCGTCGTCTTTCCCTGCTCGAAAAAATCGCGCCCTAGGCCCTCGCGCCATCGCGAAACATCCAGCCCGCCATGAGCGGGTTTTTTTATGCCTGGAGAAATAAAGCATGAGCATTCAAGCACTGCGCGAGCGCCGTAACGGTATGGCCATCGAAGCGCGCAAGTTGATGGACGAAACCAAGGACCAGAAATGGACCCCGGAGCATCAAGCCAAGTACGACAACCTGACCGGCGAGATCTCCGATATCGACGGGCGCATCGAGCGCGAGCAAAAGGTCCTGGACCTGGCTGCCGAAAACCACTTCGTGGATAACAGCCAGCGCGGCGGCAAGAAGGACGCCGATGATCCACTGTCTGAAGTGAAAATCTTCGACAGCTGGACTCGCCGCGGTGAGAAGGGTTTGAGCGCCGAGCAAGCCGCCAAGCTCTACAACACCATGAGCACCACGACCGGCAGCGAAGGTGGCTACACCGTTCCTGCGGCCGTAGCGGCCACTCTCATCGACTCGCTGAAGCTGTTCGGCGGTATGCGCGCCGTGTCTGAGCTGCTGAACACCGCCCAGGGCAACGCGTTGAGCTTCCCGGCCAGCGACGGCACCACCGAGATTGGCGAGATTCTGGCAGAAAATGCCCAGGCAACTGGTGCAGACCCTGCATTCACCACCGTCGGCTTGAACGTCTTTAAGTTCAGTTCGAAAATCATCACTGTGCCAATCGAGTTGCTGCAAGACAGCTCGGTAGATATCGAAGCCTTCATCCGCAAGCGCATCATTCAGCGGGTCGGGCGCATCACCAACCAGATGTTCACCACCGGTACCGGCACTGGCCAGCCGCGCGGTGTCGTCACTGCGGCGTCGTCTGGCAAGGTTGGCCTTACCGGCCAAACACTGACCGTCGGGTATGACGACTTGGTTGACCTGCTGGAATCGGTGGATGAGGCGTATCAACTGGGTGGCAACTGCAAGTTTATGTTCAGTCAGTCGATCCGCCGGGTGCTGCGCAAGCTGAAAGACACCGCCGGGCGCCCAATTTGGACCCCTGGCTATGAAGCGGGTATCACCGCTGGCGCGCCTGATCTGCTTATCGGCAAGGAAGTTGCGCTGAACAACGATATGCCTGTGCCAGCGGCGAATGCCAAGTCGATCGTTTATGGTGACCTGTCGAAGTACATCATTCGCGACGCCATGCAAGTCAACCTGATGCGCTTCGATGACAGCGCTTTCGCCTCGAAAGGGCAGGTCGGCTTCTTGGCCTTCATGCGCAGCGGCGGCAACCTGATGGATACGTCTGCGGTGAAGTACTACCAGCATTCGGCGACCTAATTTCAACCGCCCGGCGGGCTTAGGCTCGCCGGCTTCATTCTGCGCGAGGCTTCAAATCATGGCGGCAAAAAAAGAATTGGTCCCTGTACGCGTCCTGACGGCGATCCGCCTGGACGATATCGATTATCGCGCCGACCAGTTGGTGGGGTTTCCAGCTGCTCTGGCTGAATCGCTGGAAAAAGCAGGTAGCGTGGATCCGCACAAAGATGCTCTGGCCTACTGCAAGGCGCAGGGCGTCGAGCTGGTCGAGCACAAATCGGACGGCGAGGAATAACGACATGGGGCTGCAGCTTCTGACCGCACCGACAGCACAGCCCGTCTCACTCGCTATGGCCAAGGCCCATTTACGCATCGGCCCGGACGAAACCGATCAGGACGACAGCATAAGCCTGCTGATCGATGCAGCAACCACGCGCGCCGGAAAAGTTACCCAGCGGGCATTGAATGTTCAAAGCTGGCGCTTGATTTTGGACTGCTTTCCGAAGGGAGCCATTTCGATCCCGTTGCCACCGCTGATCAGTGTTGAGTCCATCAAGTACACGGATGTTTCTGGGGTAGAGCAGACTCTGTCGGAAGGGGATTACCTGGTTAATCCATATGGGTTGATCGGCAGGGTTACGACGTCGGCGGGCAAACGCTGGCCAATCACTTTGGCGCAAGAAATGGCCGTGCGTATTGAATTCACCGCTGGATATACCTCGGTTCCGGCCGATATCGGCGCCGCGATTCTGCTGCTGATCGGTCACCTAGACCAGAACCGCGAAGCCGTGACCACCGGATTGCCGACAGTCTTGCCGATGGGCGTCGAGGCGCTGCTCTCGCCATACACCATTCCGAGCCTGCCATGAAGCTGGGGGCGTTGAGGCACCTCATCACCATCCAGCATCAGGTGACGCAGAAAGATGCTGTCACCGGGGAGATACAAGAGGTCGTATGGGAGAAGTTGGCCCAGGTGTACGCGTCAATCGAACCTCTCAGCGCGCGCGATCTAATCGCCGCGAAGGCGAATCAATCCGAGGTATCCGGACGGATAGTGATTCGCTACCGGCCGGGCGTGCTGCCAACCATGCGCATCCTCTACCGGGATACGATTTACGACATCCAAGGTCAGCCACTATCCGACAAGGTGTCCGGGCTGGATTACTTGACGCTGCTTGTCTCCGCCGGGGTGAATGATGGCTAACGAGATCCGCTTCGACCTGAAAGGATTGAACGGTGTCGTCGACAAAATGCAGACCGTGGCACCTAAGCTGCGCCGATCAGGCCTCAGAAAAGCCGCGCGCAGCGCCATGAACATCGTTCGTGATGCTGCGCGGGAAAAGGCCAAGGCCATTGATGACCCAGCCACTGCGGAAAAAATCTGGAAGAACATCGTCACGCAAGAAGCGCCAAAGGAGTCCAGGCAGGTCGGCGGTGTTGTGATGCGAGTGGGGGTACGCGGTGGCGCCAGTTCAAATCAGTTCAGCAAGGACGCCAGCGGCAATCCGGGCGGAGATACAAGGCACTGGCGGTATATCGAGCTGGGCACCGAGCACAATCCCGCGGCGCCCTTCATGCGTCCGGCTCTATCTGAAAACATCGAAACAGTTACCAGTCGGTTCATTGCTGAGCTGAATTCCGAAATTGATTCGGCATTGGGAGGTCGCTGATGTTTGCCCCAATCTTTGCGGTTTGTTCCGTGGCGCCTGGCGTTGTTGCCGTGCTCGGGGCTAACCCTGACACCCGGCTGTTTCTCTTCGGTGAGGCACCCGAGGGCGTGGCCAAGCCGTACGCGGTCTGGCAGACGATCGGCGGCGATCCTGAGAACTACCTGTCCGGCGCCCCAGACACAGACAAATTCGAATTACAGGTCGACGTCTACGGTACGTCTGCATCGCAGGTCAGGTCGGTGGCAAAAGCTATCCGAGACGCGATCGAGCAGCAGGCCTACGTAGTCCGCTGGAACGGCGAGTCGAAGGACGTGCCTACGAAGACATACCGCTACAGCTTCGACGTGGATTGGTGGGTTAACCGCTAATCACCCGATGTAACCCATTGCCCGCCCAGTGCGGGTTTTTTTGTGCCCGACATTTGGAGAACACCATGTCGATTCTCACCCAAGGTACCAAGATCTTCGCCCTGGTGCCGTCCCTGACTGGCGGTGGTGCATCCAGCATTCTGCCTATCGATTGCGCAACTGCATTCAACCCAGGTGGTGCGCCGGCCGACCAGATTGACGACACCTGTCTCGAAGACCTGGTGCGCAAGTCGAAAAAAGGTCTGCGCACTCCTGGCCAGGCATCGCTGACCATCCTGGCCGACCCCCGCAACGCCAGCCACATCCGCCTGCATCAGCTTTCCGAGGCCGACGGCGAAACCACCATCAAATGGGCGGTGGGCTGGTCGGACGGTGTTGCTGCTCCGACGATGTCGCCGGCTGGCAGTTTGGACAGCGTGACCATCACCGCCGGCGGCACCGGCTACACCACTGCGCCTACCGTTGCGCTCACTGGTGGCGGCGGTACTGGTGCTACAGCGGTCGCAACTGTTGCTGCCGGCGTTGTGACCGGTGTGACGGTCACCAACCCAGGCTCGGGCTACACCAGCGTGCCTACCGTCGCCTTCACCGGCGCGGGCACTGGCGCAACTGCAGTCGCAGCGGTTGACGATGAGGCGGACTTCATCCTTCCGAACACGCGCACCTGGTTCGTGTTCGAGGGCTACGTGGCTGACTTCCCGTTCGACTTCGCGGGTAATGCCAACGTCAGCACCGCCGTCTCCATTCAGCGCTCGGGCGGTTCTGCCTGGATCGCCAAAGCAGCCTAAGGGAACCCCATGAACCTCGAACAACTGAAAGCGAAAGGGGGCGTCATCACGGACGCCTTCGTGAAAAAGGAAGTCGTCTGGACCCGGGTGGACCCCGACGCTCCCAAGCCGATTAAGCCAAAGGACAAGGCTAAGGTCATCACCGACAAGTTCAATGTTCATGTGCGCCGCCATGCCTTTGGTGTGATGGAGGCTATGTTCATTGGTGGTGAGGCCGAGAAATACAAAAATGCTCGCTACCTGTCGGCGAGCGTTTTCCTTGGCCCGGAAGGGGAAGAAGAGCTGCCTTTCGACGATGCGGTGAACCTCGACCCTGGTCTGGGCATCGCGTTGCTGAACGCCGTCAACGAGGTCAATGCCCCGGTAAAAAACTGACCCCCGCCGATGAGTTGTGGCACGAACTGGTGCTCAACGGAGTCGGCGGGAGAACCATTGCCGACGCCAAAGCCAATATTTCCTACGCGGAGGTGTTGTCCTGGGTGGCATATCGCGACAAGCATGGATCGCTGAATTTTATTCAACGCCAAGAGCATGTTTCCGCCATGGTCGCCCTGCAGGTCAACCGATTGCGCGGTGGCGAAGCCGATCTGCTCGACTTCATGCCGCACGGCGAGCGTCCGCCTTTGACGCTTGAACGCGCCATGGAAGAGTGGGTGTAATTGTTTGCTGAGCGTTGGTTCTGATAAGGTCCTTCGCCTAAACAGGAGTGATTTATGCGAAGGATTTTGTTGTTAGGCGCCCTGGCGTTTGTTTTTCCGATATTTGCCTCTGCTGCAGTAATTCAGGCGTCTAAACAGGATGTCGCTGGGGTAAAAACAGAGATGGACTCAAGGCTGAAAGATGCGGATAGCGCGAAAATCAAGGATGTTCGGTTGGTAGCTGATGGCGCAGATAGTTGGATCATGTGCGGATTGGTAAGCGCTAAAAACTCGTATGGTGCATATACCGGGTACGAAGATTTTTTTGGAATGAAGATGAAAGATAAGGCCGGGAAGTTCGTTTATGCCGTTCTCGGCATAGGTGATTCAGCCGGATCAATGTGTAGAAAAAACGGCTTGTAAGAGTCACCCAAGACC